TCTGGCCACTCATATTATTGAGTGGGTGCGTGCAACATATGCGTTGCGAAAACAATCAAGAGAATTGAATATGTTAAGCGATAGCGATCTTAAAGATATCGGTCTTACTCGTGGTGATGCTGTTGCTCTTGCGCTAAGGCTAAGGGAAGTTCATCAGGGATCATAAATAAGGGGAGCTTAACGGCTCCCTTTTTTTTTATTATTTTGCGCATGATAAAATATATAAATACATGTAAATATAATATTCGATAAGGGGAGAGAGAATCATGTCAAAAAATAATTTGATAGAAGCATATGCACATTATATCGCATTGCAGCAAAAAGATTTGTCAATGTCATCAACTAATACAGTAGATTTGAATGAAGTTGATTTGATGCGTAATCCAAGATTTATACCAGACCCAAAACCAATTCCCAACCCCAAAACAGTAAATAATAATCCATTCAAACCGTCTGACAGAAAACCTTCTGGTATTACTCCGATAACAGCCGAACCGGGATTTAGTATAGAAGAGCATCCGAACGCCCTTCGTAATAAAGGCGGTTTCACACATCAGGTAATAGGTCCGGATGGCAAAGTTCATAGCGAACATCCCTCTTTATCCGCTGCACAGCAAGCCGTACCAAAACAAAAAATAGATAAACAACCACACAAGCCGTGGTAAAATTATTTTTTATACATAAATAATGGGAGCTTAATGGCTCCCTTTTTTGTTATAGGAGAACCTCAATCATGACAATCACTAGAGAACAGCTTCATTTATTTTTTGAAACTACTCACCCCGAAATTATCAATCAATACATCGATCCACTGAATAAAGCAATGGACCATTTTCAGATTAATACAAAAGAACGTATTGCAATGTTTCTTGCCCAGATAGGTCATGAGTCTGGGGGGTTCATGCATGTAGAAGAAAATCTAAATTATAGAGCAGAAAGATTGGTTATTGTTTTTCCTAAATATTTTCGTGATGTTGACCCAAACAAATATGCCCATAATCCCGAAAAACTTGCTAATCGAGTTTATGCAAACAGAATGGGTAATGGTCCCGAATCATCAGGCGACGGGTATCGTTTTCGTGGAAGAGGATTTATACAATTAACTGGGCATGATAATTATGTTAATTTTGCCAAGGACATGAGCATTTCATTAGATGATGCGGTTATATATCTCTCTACGCCAGAGGGCGCATGTATGTCTGCTGCATGGTTCTGGCATAAACACAACCTCAACTTTTATGCTGATGCTAGCGATGTGGTAAAAGTCACTTGTCTTATCAATGGTGGAGAAAATGGTTTAGCCGAACGTACTGCTGCATTCAAGGAAGCCCTACAAATATTTACTTGACTTCCTCTTTCTGACATGCTATATTGATGGGTCTAAGAAAGTGATGTGAGGTTAAAATATGTCAGAATTTTATACAAATGTATTTCAGCGCGGAAATAAAATTTATCTGCGTGGGTACAAAGATGGCGTGGTAGTGCGCGAGAAGATTGACTATAAGCCATATCTTTTTGCGCCTGCTGGTACAGAGTCGATGACACCATATCGCACTCTGTACGGTGTCCCTATGGTCAAGAGAAATTTTGACACAATTCAGGAAGCCAATAAATTTCTTGAGACGCACAGCGATATTTCAAATTTTCATGTTCATGGTCTAACGGACTATAAATATCTATTCATTTATGATCGTTTTCATGGTGAAATTGAATACGATCCTTCCCTAATCAACGTGATCAGTCTTGATATCGAAACCGATTCATCGGATGGGTGGCCGGATATTGATTCGGCTGATAAAGCTATCACAGCTATCACACTGAGCCGGCGTGGGGTTAAGAAGGTATTTGGGTTATTCCCATACAAGACGACAGATGATAATGTAGAGTACATTCAATGTATTGACGAGCATACTCTTCTTACCAATTTTTTGCAGGTATGGAGAACCGGACATTTTATGCCTGATATCGTTACTGGGTGGAACATTGAATTTTTTGATATTCCGTATCTGGTGAATCGTATCAATCGAATTCTTGGCACAAATGATTGTGAAAATCCAGCAAAATATCTTTCTCCATGGAATCTTCTTACTGAGAAGGAAATCGAGATTCGCGGAAAGACCCATACGGTATTCAATCCTCTTGGCATTTCTGTGCTTGATTATTATCCACTTTACAAGAAATTTAAATTTGAAACGCAAGAAAGTTATCGTCTGGAAAACATTGCCCAGGTAGAAAATTTGCCTATCAAAAAGCTGGATTATAAGGCACAGGGGTATACCTCTCTTGATGACATGTATAAGAGAAATTTTCAGCTTTTTATCGACTACAACATTCAAGATACTACCGTAATTGATTTGCTTGAAGAAAAATTAAAGTTTATTGAGCAGGTAATGGCCCTTGCATATGATGCGAAAGTAAACTATAATGATACCTTGGCGACAGTGAAGCCATGGGATATTATTATTCACAATTATCTACTTGATCGTGCTATTGTCATTCCTCAATTCAAGCGTGGTAATTTCAGTCAAAATCTAGCCGGTGGATATGTCAAAGAACCAAAAATTGGTATGTCGAAGTGGGTAGTCTCATTCGATTTAACTTCATCATATCCCAATCAGATTATTCAATATAATATTTCCCCCGAGACATTCCGAGGAAGAGAACAAAAATTTAAAAATATTGATGATTTGATTATTGCCATGAGAGAAAATAATTTATCGATTGATGGAAAGTATGCATTTGCGGCAAATGGAACAAAATATGATAAAGATAGACAAGGATTCTTACCATCCATCATGAAAAAGATGTTAGATGATAGAGCGAAGTATAAAACCCTAATGCTCGAATCAAAGAAACATCTGGAAAAATTGGAAGATGAAATCAAACGTCGTGGTTTGATCTGAGCAAAAACCAACTCGGAAGGACGGCAGAAAAAACCCGAATATTACCAGAGCAATAGAATGGAGAAAGAATAGCAACGATGGATTTACATGATTTAACCGACGATGAATTGATTGAAATGAAAAAAAAGGCAGAAAGGGATGTTGCACGTTATCATAATATGCAATTGGCCAAAAAGGTGCAACTTCAACTCAGCATATGGCGCGATTGCAAACGAATGGTTTCGGTGGTTTGACTTTAATCTGGCAGAGGCTATTACTCTATCTGGTCAGCTTTCCATTCGCTGGATTGAGAAGGAAGTTAATGCATATCTCAACAAAATTCTAAAGACTAAAAATGTTGATTATGTGATCGCATCAGATACAGATTCGATCTATGTCAATATGGAACCTATTGTAAAGTCAATGGGAATTGTTGATGATCCGCTGGCTGCAACTTTTGCGCTTGATGAATTCTGTAAGACTCATATTCAATCCGTAATCAATAAGTCTTACAAGAAGCTTTCTGATTATATGAATGCTTATGAGCAGAAGATGTTCATGAAGCGAGAAACCATTGCGGAGAAGGGAATTTGGCGCGGCAAGAAGATGTACATTCTAAATGCCTGGAACATTGAAGGCGTGCAGTTTTCTGAGCCAAAGCTGAAGATCATGGGCATTGAGGCTGTACGGTCTTCGACGCCAAAAGTATGCCGCAACAACATCAAAAAGGCTCTTGAAATTATCATGAACAAGGATGAGGAAAGCATCCAGAATTTTATCCAAAATTTCAAGGAAACCTTTGAGAAACTTCCTTTTGAAGATATTGCATCACCAAGAGGAATGAACGGTATTGAAAAATATTTCACTAATGGAATAACTGCCATGCAAGAGCAAATTGAATTGTATGGCGCACAATACATTTCTAGAACTCCAATCCATGTCAAGGGGGCGATCATTTATAACAGTCTTCTGGTCGCTAATGGTCTAGATAAGAAATATCAAAAGATTGGCAACGGAGACAAGATCAAGTTTGCATATCTAAAACAACCAAATCCAATTCAAGCTTCAGTAATTTCTATTCCAGAAGAATTGCCACCAGAACTAAAGCTTGAGAAATATATCGACAAAGAAATGCAATTTGAGAAGACATTTCTTCTGCCTATCAAATCAATTCTTGATGTAATCGGGTGGAAGTCTGATAAGTCTCAGCATTATGCATCTCTTGAGAGATTCTATGAATAACAAATTTGAAAGGATAATATATGTCACTACGTGATAGAATTCTACAAAACTCAACAATTAAAGAGACTGCCATTCTGTCGGAAAGTTTTTTGTTTAAAACCAAAGATGTAGTACCAACCCGAGTACCAATGATAAATGTTGCGCTATCAGGTAAAGTCGATGGTGGTATCATACCGGGACTTACAATGATTTCCGGACAATCAAAACACTTCAAATCTGGATTTACTCTACTTTTAGCTTCAGCTTTTCTGAAAAAATACAAAGACGGTATCATTCTATTTTATGATTCTGAATTTGGTTCACCAGAAAGTTATTTCGCTTCTTTTGATATTCCTGCTGAAAATGTCGTTCATACTCCGGTAACAGATATCGAAGAATTGAAGCACGATATTTCTGTTCAATTAAAAGATTTTACACGAAAAGACAGGGTAATGATACTTGTTGATTCTATTGGTAATTTGGCTTCAAAAAAAGAAACAGAGGATGCAATCGAGGGCAAAACTGTTGCTGATATGTCAAGAGCAAAAGCATTGAAATCTCTTTTTCGTATTGTCACTCCAAAGCTAACATTAAAAAATATTCCTATGGTCGTCATCAATCATACGTACAAAGAGATTGGTCTATATCCCAAGGATATCGTCTCAGGTGGGTGCGTCGATGGGGAGACTATGATTCGGATGGCTGATAATAGTTTATCTAAAATGGCTGATTTGACTGTCGGTGATTTTGTTTTAACTAAAGATGGACCAAGGAAGGTGATTGCTACATGGAATCCCGAAACATTATATGAGGGTACACCAGATCGTTTTGAAGTTGAATTTGAAGATGGATATAAAGTTATCGTATCCGAAAATCATAAATTCTTAACAATCAATCGTGGATGGGTTCAAGTCACAGATTTAAATAATTATGATGATTTGGTATCAGTGTAAGAAACAAAGGAGTATTTTACTCGCCATAAATTCAACTGGCGCCAACAACAATTTTTATGGTAAAACACACAGCCTAGAAACAAAGATGTTAATTTCACAAAAATTGACAGGCAATAATTATAGAACAGAAGAAACTATAAAAAAATGGATTGATGAAGTTGCAAAAAAACCAAAAACTTCAGAACATAGATTAAAAATAGCCGCTGGTTCAAGAGGATTTCTTGTATTTCAAAATACACAAACTATGGAGATAATCCGAATTGATCGCGAAAGTTCTGAAAATTTGAACAAAAATCTATGGGTACATCCAAGAAAACTAAAACCGGAAACAAAATTTAAATGCGATCATTGTGAAATTATCACAACCAAAGCGTGTTTAAAACGATGGCACAATCAAAATTGTAAAAAAAAGGATTTGTTTATGAAAATTACAAATATTAAATCAATCGGTCCCGGTCCCGTTTATGACATTTCTGTTGATGGGAATGAGCAATATGTTCTTGAAAATGGTATTGTTTCCCACAATACGGGCGCATATTATGGGGCAAATGATATCTGGATTATTGGGCGTCAACAAGACAAAGACAAAACCGAAATTTCTGGATATCATTTTATTATCAATATTGAAAAGTCTCGTTTTGTTCGCGAAAAATCAAAAATTCCTATCACGGTTTCTTTTGCCGGTGGCATCGATAAATGGTCTGGGCTACTTGACTTGGCAATGGAAGCAGGTTATATTGTCAAGCCGAAGAATGGATGGTATGCTCGCACAAATAAAGAAACTGGTGAAATGGGTAAAAATATGCGAGAGGATGATTTTATTAATAATAATGAATTCTGGACTTCTCTCTTTGAAGAAACTGATTTTTCTAGTTGGATTCAAGAAAAATACACTCTTGTTCAGGGCAGCATTATGCCAGAAGACGACGACGAAACTATCAAGGAATAATTATGAAAATTGAAAGAGTAATATTTGGTAATTTATTAAATCGTGAAGAGTATGGTAGAAAGGCCATACCCTTCATCAAGGCAGAATATTTTCACGACAAGAATGATAGAATCATATTTGAATTGATTGATGATTATGTTCAGAAATATAACAGGTTTCCTACCAAAGAATCCCTACAAATTGATCTAGAGAACAAGCAGGGTGTTAACGACACCATGTTTAAGGAAATCGCAGAAGAGATTGCAACGATTGAGACGGATTCTGCCACAGAACTGGAATGGATTCTAGAAAAGACAGAGAAGTTTTGTCAAGAGAAAGCAGTCTATAATGCAATCATGCAATCAATTCAAATTCTTGATAAAAAGGACACAAAGTATGATAAGGGGGCAATTCCTCAAATTCTCAGCGATGCTCTTGGTGTTTCTTTCGATACTCACATTGGGCATAATTGGATGGATGATAGCGATAGTCGTTTTGAGTCTTATCATCTTAAAGAAAATAAAATTCCGTTCAGATTAGAATATTTTAATCTTATCACAAAGGGAGGATTGCCTAACAAAACACTTACGACCATTTTAGCTGGAACAGGCATTGGAAAAAGTCTTGCCATGTGTGATTTTGCAGCAGGCAATTTACTTGACAGTAAAAACGTTTTATATATCACAATGGAAATGGCCGAAGAAAAGATTGCGGAGAGAATTGATGCTAATCTTCTAGATATCCCATTGGATCAGATGGAAGATATTTCAAAAGAAGTATATGATAAGAAACTAGCCAGAGTCAAGACAAAGACTAAAGGTCGGCTGATCATCAAGGAATATCCAACATCATCAGCTAGCTCTGCAAATTTTAGACACCTACTAAACGAATTGAAGCTTAAGAAAAGTTTTGTTCCAGAAATTATTTACATCGACTACCTAAATATCTGTGCGTCTTCGCGTATCAAATTAAGTGGTAATGTTAACAGCTACACCTACATCAAGTCTATTGCAGAGGAAATTAGAGGGCTAGCCGTCGAGTTCAACGTACCTATTGTGACTGCTACCCAAGTGAATAGAGCCGGGTACTCTAGCTCTGATGTGGGCCTAGAGAACACTTCTGAGTCGTTTGGTCTGCCTGCTACCGTCGATCTAATGTTTGCTCTAATCTCTTCAGAGGAACTAGAAGCCCTAAATCAGATCATGGTCAAGCAGCTAAAAAATCGTTTCAATGAT